GTTACCACCACCCATGCTAAGTGTAGGACGACGAGTAGCTGTAACTTGAGCTGTACCACGACGACGCTTAGTAGGTTGAGTAGCTCTTTGAGTAACTGCCTTCTCTGCTGTAGGAAGCGGAGGAGGTGGTGGAGCCGGAGGTGGTGGCGGTTCGGGCATCTTAGGCTGTGAAAAACACATGGTATTACTGTACTTGTTTAGTTACTATATCTTGTTCTAGTTGGTCGTCGTAAGTCTGTTGTAAATAATTAATTACACTTCTTTGTCCTACCTTATACCATACCTCACGTTCTGTGTCTGTCAACAGCGGACATTTATCTGGGAATAGTTTGTCAAGTTTATTGATTAAGTCCTGAGACAGAGCGGGTAATACTATTTCGTCATTCATAACTCTACTTTATCTTCGGTCCATACATACATAGGAGTCATCTCACCTACATAAGCACCTGCTACATTATAACTAAAATAATCCATAGCATCTTCCATACTCATCTCATCTCTCTCCATAAGTATAACTAACATACGTTCGATTGAATACACTATCCGTCCCGTGTTATAACAAGTACCGATAACTGCATCATCAAACCCATCCGCTTTAAGTGGTTCACTCATCTCTATATCCTATATCGTCCAGTTCCGACGGGAGCTTTCCCTCTTTAATCTTTTCTTCAGTCCAGCACCAAGCCGAAGCATTCCACAAGATAGCAGCCGCATGGTCTTCAGAGTTGTCCCCCTCAGCCAGCCCCAACAAATGTCTAAACATCGAGTCATATAATCTACTTAGAGGGAAACCTCTTTTCCAGTTGTTGTCTCCGTAAAGCTTTCCGCCATCTTCAAATCTTTTTGCGAGACGACGAAGGGCGTCTGGAGGAATAAGGCTGGGTCGTCCCCGTCCAATGTCCCCGTCACGCTTAGCCCCTGTTGAGAAATTTTTAGTGTATCCTTGGTTTGGTAATTCTTCGGTGTCCATAATCTTTTAATAGTGTTGGTTCTAAAACAATAGTTATCTACTCGGAGTAGTCGTGCCATCCATGCATTCATCAGTGCGTCTTGTTCAGTCATCCCTGCTTTCTCGTAACATGTTACAACAGTGTCCCATGTGTATCCATCCTTCTCCAGTATTCGTTGAGCTTTCACCACACCCACGCCGGGTACCCCGCTGTATCCATCCGTGTGATCTCCCGCTATGGTTTGTATCAAGTGATAGTTGTCCGCCTCTTCCTCTGTTGGATGGTGGTACTCTCCCTTGTTATAATCAAAGAAGATACCGGGTACACTCTTGAAGTCTTTGTCTATACTAACAACGATAGTCTCTTCATCCATTGCTTTGTCAGTAGCTAATATAGATATAACATCATCCGCTTCAAGGTTCGCCCACAACACACCACCTAACTCGTCGATGATCCACTGCTTTACTTGCTTGAGTATGATAGGCAATCGTGACTTAGCACGGTTTGCTTTGTAGTCTGGGTTAAGTTTACGACGGAAGTTAGCACGGTCTGATAGACACAGCACTACATTCTCTGTCTTTAGTTTCTCTTGGAACTCTACGATCTTGTTGACCACACGTGCTTTAGCTAATGCCATGTCTGCGTGGACCGTCCACAGTTCGTCCTTCCATTGGATTGATTCTTCGGATACTACTGCTGCTTCAAACGCTAAGACGTCTGCATCAATCAGTAATGTTGTTTTGGTTTTACTCATAGTATATACTCCAGTTGTTTTGGTATTTCTTGTATTTGCTTTTGCTTGGGTTATCAGGGTACAGTCTTATAGTCTTACTGTTTATTATATCTCGTGGTATCATCCACCACTCATCGAGCGGTATGATATATATACCTACAACATCGATAGCATCAGACATGTGTTCTTTATAACTAGCACCGCAAGCAGAGTTAACTGTGTACGATGTCTTGTCTTTAACACTTGTACTTTTTATCTGTACCTTTAGATCACCAGCTGGGCAGTGAACGATATAGTCCCAAGGCATAGGAGTCGTTGGTGTGTGTGGTTCAAAGTCACGCTCTAAACATTCTGTTATGAAGCGGCTCTCTGCTACTGCTCCTATCCTTTGTGCTTTAGATGATGGCATGTAGTTCTGTCTCCACTCGTAGGTGTAACTAATATCTTTGGTGTCATATATATGAGCAAGGGTAGTGTAGCTGTCATATTGTATTTCGTCCATCATCAATGTGTCTCTGCCCAGTTGTTACCGATCTTAAACTCACCGTCCAACCGTACATTCATCTTCAGTTGTTTACCTGCGTGTTGGATAGATTCAACTGCTAGATGTCCAAAGGTTTCTGCTTTATCAGGTAGTACTTCAGCTTGGAACTCGTCGTGGATATTCGCAACGAATGCGTACTCTCTACCGTGCTGCCATCTTAGTTGGTTGATCTTATGGAATAACTGTACGAGTGCGACTTTCATCACGACTGCACCTGCCGATTGTAATAACATATTCAGTGCTGCGTGACTGCTTCGTATCGGTAGGATGCGTCCGTCAAGACCCTTCAGTTCTCCACCGTGTTTTACCTTTCGTTGTACATCCTGTTGTAAACGAGCGAGTGCTGGTAGACTACTGAAGAACTTACGCTTTAGTTTCTGTCCGAGCTGTGCGTTACCACCTGCTATGTTACCAATCTTCTCGTCACCTGCTCCGTACAACAAAGCGTAGATGAATGTCTTAGCTTGGTCCCGTGTCTCAAGACCTGCTGCCTTTTGATTGACGGTGTGTACATCTCCTTCGGTCACGATCTTAGCGTACTCACCTCTGTCGTAGAATGCCATGTAGTGGGCAAGCATACGAAGCTCAAGTCCAGATGCATCACACCCTACTAACTTGTATCCGTTACGCACTGTGAATAACTCACGACACTCCGTCCCGTACTCTGCCCGTACACTTGGTACTTGTGCTACGTTTGGATTGCTGTGTGTACATCTACCTGTAACTGCTCCGTTAGTGTTGACGCTACCGTGGATCACTCCGTTCTTTTGTAGCTTGAGCCACGCTTGTTGTCCTTCTGCTAACTGACCAAGTCTTTTCTGTACCAATAGATACGATAACAAATCCTCTGCTATAGGGTGGTCGATACCACGTAGTACAGATTCATCTACCTTATAAGATACTCCGTCGTTCTCAGTAGGTAGTTCATAACCAAGACCCATCAATCGTTCAGCGATCTGCTTACGACTACCGGGATTAAACGGTATCTCTTTCACTGCGTTGCCTTGTTTTTTAGCATTCTTTACCAGCGTCTGTTTCAAACCACGACTCTTCAGCTCCTGCTTCAATTCGTTCTTTGTCTTACGTTGGATAACCTCTACACTATCGTCACTTACAATCTGTAGTGTCCAACCAGCTGGACTCTTCATCTCTACCTCTGTAGGTTTCCATTGATTCTGTAAGTCAGTGGTAAGCTTCGCTCGGATACCCATAAGCTTGGCAGTCAGTATGTCTGCTTTATCCAGATCAAACTTAAACCCGTGTCGCTCTTGCATAGAAATAACAAACTTGAACCAATGCTCAATCGCTATCATCTCTCGACTTGGGTTCTGCTTGAATAGATAATCGTACAGCAACTGAGTAACGATAACATCACGCTCACAGTACTTACGCATCTCATCGTTGTACTCATCGAATGCGTTGTCCTCTTCTCCGTATGTCAGCTTAGTTGTGCTACCCATCCTGTGTCCCCACGCTTTCAGCGAGTGACTACCAACCAGTGCTTTATCAAATCCGTTCCGTCCGAAGTCATCGTTCCGTAGATCAGGAAACACACATCGACTAACAACAAGAGTATCTAATACTTTAATCAGCGGTGGTGTGAAACCGTACAGCTTCTTGAGTGCTGGTATATCAAAGTCAATGACGTTGTGTCCGACGATACGCTCTGCTTTCTGTAGCTCTAACAATCCACGCTCTATACTTTCCCCGTGAAACGTCAGCATCTTAGGGATCATAGGATCGTAGATGGATAGACAGTGGACGGTGTGAAGGTCTGAGTAGGTGGACCAATCGTTAATCGGGTTGGTCTCTATATCAAAGAATAGTGTTCGTGTCATAATTAGAATGGGTTATTGGTTTCTTCATTAGTTGGTTTGAACACATCAGGAGTGTATCTACCTGTATCACCGCTGTAATACAAAGTGTCGCAGTGTCCTGTCTGTCCGCTGAATCTATTCTTCAGTACGCGGACTCGTGTCTCGTTACTTATTGTTTCGCTTTGTTGGTTACGCTCCAAGCCGATCACCATGTCCGATAGCTGTGCGATTGCTTGACTACCTCTTAGGTGGTGCAGACTTACTCGTCCTCCCTCTTCGTGTCCACTATCGACACGCTTCAGATGGCTGACAAGTACCATACCACATCCTGTCTCTTCAACAAGACTCCTAAGTTTAGTCATGGTGTTGTCGATCAATCGTCGCTCGTCGTCTCCTTGGATACCACTTACAACAATCGATAGGTGGTCCAAGAATATCCACTTACAATCGTACCCCTTAACCAAGTACTTTATCTTACCTAGTAAGTTGTCGCTATCCATCGAACCGAAGTGATCGTAAGTGTAGAAGTTCCCGTTACCTACCGTCTCTTCAAACGCTGGTCGCAGTACCTCCTCACTTGTATCGTCTTCCTCAAGGTGGATAGGTTTGTTTATATGGATGCCCATGATACCCAGAGCTGTGCGTCGTACACTTTCTTCAAGAGCTATGTATCCTACCTTCTCGTTAAGTCCAAGGATGTGGTGTGCTATCTCTCTACAGAATAACGACTTACCAATACCACTACCAGCACACACGGTAACAAGTTCTCCTTGTCTCAGTCCAAGTGTCAGCTCGTTCAGTCCAGCATACGGATAAGGTATAGATTTACTGTGTTGCTTATCAGCGATAACATCCCACAACTCCTTACCGTTCACGATACCGTCTGGTCTGTACTCACGTGCATCGAACAAGCAACTGACTAACTCCTTTGCCCGTCCAGCCACTAACATATCAGATGGGTCTTTAAGTGGTATCTCTGCGATGTAAGCTTTGCCGGGTGTAAGAAGTGCCGCACATTCTGCTGCTCCCTTTCGTCCGACATCGTCCATATCAAAACAGAAGACCACTTGTTCGTACCTGTCTAACCAATCGATTGCTTGAGCTACATATTTCTTAGCTGCTCCAGCTCCGTTCGGTACAGATACGACAGGCCACTTGTTATCCATTGCTTGAGAAGTAGATAACGCATCGATCTCTCCTTCCACCACAATGACACGACGACCACCATCTCGCCAAAGGTGCTGACCGTACAGTCCAAGTAGCTCTCCTTTAATGTGGAACTTCTTGTTCGGCGTACGAATCTTTTGTCCGCAAGTCTTGCCGTCCCGTGTTTTATAGTTAGCTATCTGTACAGGTTCACCATTCATAGCACCACACCAGTACCCCCACTTCCGACAAGTGTCTTCGGTGAGGTTGCGTCGTGCTATAGCTTGTGGTTCTCCTCGTACGTAATCTCTCGGTGTTGGGGAGGTGGTTTCGTTCTTCATTCGTCCGGCTCCAACGTGATC